CCAGAATATACGGTTACTATTAAAGAAGGTGTCTCTGACTTATTGAAAACAGATATACCTATTACACTAAATAGTATTGACATGACCGAAGATTATGAGGGTGACTTCATGAATAGGCGTGCTATAATATACACACTTTCGTTTGACGCGAAAGTGCGTTTCTACGGTCCTGTTTTGAGAACAGGAGTCATTAAGAAAGTTTCTGTTAGAACTATCGATACAGAAAATACAAATAATCGCTATATGAGGCAAACTACTGCGGTTTCACCCAGTAGCGCTCAAGCTTCAGAAGATTATGAAATTATAGAAGACACCAACTACCTTGATGTATCTTATGTATTATCATTAAGACTGTTTCCTGGAACTTATGGCGGTAACTTGGTTAATTATGTTGCTGGGGAAACCGTAACTGGGGCCAATTCTAAGATTAAAGCAAAGGTGTTATCATGGAACCCAATATCTGAAGTTATCAACTTAGTCGATTTTGATGGAACTGAGTTTTCTATCAACGAAACATTATTAGGTTCTACTACTAACGCAGCTAGGTTGATTAAACAATTTATATAAATCGGAATATATTATGAGTGAAAAATCAAGCAAGTTATTAGAGGGATTGAGTAAAAACATTCCCGCTGAGGTTGTACAACGCAATGTAGTAGTTGCTCCTCCAAAGGAAGACACTTCTATACAAGAACTAGATGCAGACTATGAGTTCTCGCGTGAAAAATATAAAGATCTTGTTGATAAAGGTACTCTAGCAATAGACAGTATGATGGAACTTGCTTTACAAAGCGATCACCCCCGAGCGTTTGAAGTTCTTGGTGGTATGCTTAAACACGTTTCCGACATGACCGATAAACTAATGGTGCTGCATAACAATGTAGAGAAGATTAAAACCGTTAAAGAACAAAACAGTAATACTCCGCAAGTTACATCATCAGGTGGATCAGTTACAAATAATGTATTTGTTGGTTCTACTACAGATCTACAACGGTTTATTATTGCCCAGCAGAATAAGACTACGACTATAGACGCGTCTGAAGTATAACTGATGCAAGTCACTAATAATCAGTATGGATACCTCGGTAATCCTAATGTCAAACGTGATGGAGTAGAACAACAGTTTACCCAACATGAGTTGTCAGAGTATATTCGTTGTATGAACGATCCAGCATACTTTGCGCGTAAGTACATCAAGGTGATCAACTTGGACAAGGGTTTGGTTGACTTTGATTTGTATCCGTACCAAGAGAAGATGTTTAACCACTTCAACAAGAATAGATTTTCTATCATTCTTGCTTGTCGTCAAAGTGGTAAGTCTATCAGTTCGGTGGTGTATCTGCTATGGTATGCTATATTCAAACCCGAACAAACCATTGCAGTGCTGGCGAACAAGGGTGCTACTTCTCAAGAGATGCTTTCTAGGGCAACGCTGGCATTAGAGAACCTGCCGTTCTTCTTACAACCAGGCTGTAAAGCACTGAACAAAAGGTCCATTGAATTTAGTAATAACTCTAAGATCGTTGCAGCGGCAACTTCTGGTTCATCGATTCGTGGAATGTCAGTCAACTTATTGTTTTTAGATGAGTTTGCTTTCGTTGAAAATGACGCACGTTTCTATACATCTACATACCCAGTAGTTACATCGGGTAAATCTACTCGTGTTATCATTACATCTACTGCGAATGGTATTGGTAATCAGTTCCATAAGTTATATGAAGGCGCTTTACAAGGAACCAATGACTATAAAGCATTCCGTGTAGATTGGTGGGACGTTCCTGGCCGCGGCGAAGAATGGAAACGCCAGACTATCGCAAACACTTCAGAGTTGCAGTTTGCCCAAGAATTTGGAAATACTTTCGCCGGTAACGGCAATACATTAATATCATCAGACTGTTTACTTTCATTAAAATCACATACTGCGATACTTCAGCAAGCGGGCGTTAATGTATACGACAAACCAGAACAGGATCATCAATACCTAATGTTTGTAGACGTATCTAAGGGCCGTGGCCAAGATTATTCTACCTTCAATGTTATTGACATTACTGCAAGACCGTTTAAGCAAGTTGCGACATTCCGCGACAATATGATATCACCCCTACTTTTTCCAGATGTAATCTATAAATGGGCGAATTATTATAGTAAGGCGTTTGTTATCATAGAGAATAATGATCAAGGATCCGTTGTATGTAATGGGTTGTATTATGACCTAGAGTATGAAGAAACATTCATGTCCTCAGTAGTAAGGGCGGGTGACATTGGGGTTACTATGAACAAGAAGATCAAGCGCATAGGATGTTCTAATATTAAAGACTTAGTTGAGCAAGGTAAACTACACATAGTTGATCCAGAAACTATTATAGAAATGTCTACATTTGTTGCGAAGGGTAGTTCATACGAAGCAGATGGAACTGGCCATGATGACTTGATGATGAACTTAGTTTTATTTGGTTGGTATGCAACAACGCAGATGTTCTTAGACGAGACGGATATTAATGTAAGAGAATTGTTGTTTGCTGAGAAGATGAAAGCAATTGAAGATCAATTACTACCGTTTGGTATTATACACAATCATAACCCTGAAGACGATGTAGAGGTAGAAATAGTTAATGGTGATAGATGGGTAACTGAGCCTGGTGGGACATTCGGACACTAACTAATTGTATAAATATGTAAAAGTATAAATATAAGTAGTGATGAATAAAACCGTATAATGATTACTCATAATTATCTTTTGCAAAAGGAAAATAAGCCATGGCATTTCAAGTATCTCCAGGCGTTCAAGTTAAAGAAATCGACTTAACTAACGTCGTACCAGCAGTATCTACCTCAATTGGTGGAACAGTTGGTGCATTCAATTGGGGTCCGGTCGAAGAAATCAGAACAGTTGGTTCTGAGAAAGAACTAGCGTCTATCTTCGGAACCCCCGACATAAACACATTCCCATATTTTTTAACAGCAGCATCTTTCTTGAAGTACGGCAACGCACTTAAAGTAGTTAGAGCAGAGTCTGGTCACCTAAACGCAACTGCTAACGGCACTGGCGTATTAGTTAAAAATATGGACCACTACGATGACGTGACTAAGACTGGTTACGGTGCATGGGCTGCAAAATATCCAGGCACATTGGGCAATTCTTTAAAGGTTGAAATTTGTCCTGCTGACGCAACTGCATGGGCAGCATTCGAACATGCTGGTTTATTTGACCAACGCCCAGATACATCTACATACGCATCTACACTATCGTCTTCTAATGACGAAATGCATGTCGTAGTTATCGATGAAGACGGCGCGTGGACAGGCACTCCTGGTACAGTGTTAGAGAAGTTTGCCCTAGTTTCCCAAGCATCTGATGCTAGAAGTTCTGATGGAACTTCAAGTTACTATGTTGACGTCATCAACGGAAGTTCACAGTATATTTGGTTTATGGATCATTCAAGTGCATTGACAACTGCAGGCGATGCTGCTTCAGATACTTCTACTTTCGTAACAGGTACTTCTGTAATTTCTAACAGTTTATCTGGTGCTATCGATGATAATACACCGACAGTTGGCGAAATATACACTGCGTTTGAACAATTTGCTGATGCAGAAACTGTTGATGTAAACTTGTTAATTGCCGGACCAACACCTTCTGGTCAAGATGGCGTGACTCTGGTAAATAATCTAATCGCGCTTGCAGAAGCTCGTAAAGATGTGGTATTGTTCGTATCTCCTCCTATCGCAAGCACAGTAGGAACATTAACTCCTGCTAACGATGTTACAGTTTTTGCTGATCAATTAATATCAACTTCTTATGCAGTGATCGACTCGACTGCACTTAAAGTATACGATAAGTACAAAGATGTATACCGTTGGATTCCTGCGTGTGGTCATACTGCTGGTCTGTGTGCTAAGACAGATGCTCAAGCAGATGCATGGTTCTCTCCTGCTGGATACAATCGTGGTCAATTACTTGGTGTGACTAAGGTTGCGTTCAACCCTAAGAAAGCAGACCGCGACACACTATACAAAGCGCGTATTAACCCAATTGTGTCTTTCCCAGGAGAAGGAACTATCCTATTCGGCGACAAGACAATGTTGAGCAAGCCAAGTGCGTTTGATAGAATCAATGTGCGTAGACTGTTTATCATCCTGGAAAAGGCAATTGCCACAGCATCTAAGTACCAATTGTTTGAATTCAACGATGAGTTCACTCGTGCGATGTTCAGGAACATGGTAGAACCATTCTTGCGTGATATCAAGGGTCGTCGTGGTATTACTGACTTTAGAGTCGTATGTGATACTACAAACAACACAGGTCAAGTTATCGATAGAAACGAGTTTGTTGCAGACATCTACATCAAACCTGCGCGTTCTATCAACTTTATCTCGTTGAATTTCATTGCTACTCGAACTGGCGTAGATTTCGCCGAGATCGTTGGCGCTTAATAGTATTATAGGAGTAAATAAAAATGGCAACTTTAGGCGTAGATGATTTCAAAGCTAAATTAATTGGCGGCGGAGCAAGACCTAACCTTTTCAAAGCAACTTTAAACTTTCCAGCATACGCTGGTGGTAATGTTGAATTAACATCGTTCATGTGTAAGGCAGCACAACTACCAGGATCTATAATCGCTCCGGTTGTAGTTCCTTTTAGAGGTAGACAGGTTCAGATCGCGGGAGATCGCACATTCGAACCTTGGTCAGTTACTATCATTAACGATAGTGGTATGGAAGTCCGCAATGCAATGGAGCGTTGGATGAATGGTATTAATTCTCACTCCCAGAATACCGGTCTCGCAAACCCATTGGATTATGTCGCGGACATGTCGGTAGAGCAGTTGAATAAGGCTGGCGATACCACTAAGACATACAACTTCCGCAGTGTATGGCCTTCAAACATCTCTGCAATCGAACTTTCTTACGAAAGTAATGATCAGATTGAAGAGTTCACTGTTGAATTCCAAGTTACATACTGGGAGTCTAATACAACCAGCTAAAAATGTTGTATAAGTAAATACATGGGGTTGGGAGAAATCCCTCCCCATTTTTATTGAATATGAGATATCAGGAAAAATTATGGAACTATTTGGTTTTCAAATAAAGCGTAAGTCCGAAGAAGCGGAAGAAGCAAAGAAAGTATCGTTTGTCCCTAAAGAGACTGATGACGGTGCAGGTGTAGTCACATCGG